CGTAGTGTGTGTCGTATCCTGAAACCTGGAGGAACAATGGTAGTGAACAATTCTGTGTATAATGTGAAGTGGGATCCCACTTCTAATGATACTTTGACTTTTCAACGTAAATTCAAGAATTTTGCGTTTATGTGCACTTTCGAAGCATGTGTGAATGAAATTGCTCATGATACAACTAATGGAAATGTTGGTTATATCAAAGGAGCCGTTGATCGTGTATTTACGCAACGGTTCATTTGTAAGTATGATGGAGGAGTTCACGCCACTCGTGTTAAAATCAGTGATGGACTTGCGACTCTGTTGGACGCAAGTTCTCTTACTGGAATGCCTACTATACCTATTAATCAAGTATATAAGAGTACTTAAAAATAAATTAAAAATAAAATTAAAATCTAACTCCGCCCTCCGATCCCGCGCGGAGATCAAAATCTTTTTGATCAACGCAGATCTTTGTGTCTATATAAGAGCGACGTAGCCAGCCATTTTCCCTTTTCAATATGCCAGCCAGACAATTTCGATACTGGATTCTTACTATCCCTTTCGATGATTGGTCAGTCCCTGAAGTACTCCCTCCTGATATCACTTATATGATTGGTCAAAAGGAGATAGGAACCAATGCTGGGTACCAGCATTGGCAACTATGCATCCACATCAAGAAGTGTACATTGGCCGCTATTAAACGTTTATTTCCAACTGCCCACGCGGAGCCGACACGATCAAGTGCTGCGGAGAACTATTGCGGCAAAGAATCCACCGCTGTTGAAGGAAGTCAATTTGTATTGGGCGAAAAACCGATGAATCGTTCGTCGAAGACGGATTGGTCTCGTGTCCGATTGGCAGCTGAAAGTGGCGATTTAAGGCAAGTTCCAGATGACGTTTTTGTGCGTTGTTACTCAAATTTGAAGAAAATCAAGTTGGATTATGAAAAACCCACGTCAAGAGGGCCGGTTAAAATTCGACTGTTCCTTGGACCTAGCGGAACTGGAAAGTCGTATACAGCATGGAAAGAATTCGGCGAGTCTGGGGGCGGTAATGCCCACGACACCGTGTATGTTAAGACGCCCACCACCAAATGGTGGGATGGCTACCAAGGGGAGACGCAAGTTATTATTGACGAATTTAGGGGACAAGTTAGCATTGGACTTCTTCTCAGATGGCTCGACCCGGCTGGGTACCCTCTGACGTTGGAGACGAAAGGAGGTGGATGTGTAGCCAAGTTCACTGATATTATTCTGACCTCGAATATTCATCCTCAGGAGTGGTATCCAGATTTGGATATCCCTACGCGACAAGCATTGTTGCGTAGGATTGAAATTGTTGAGTTTAATACAATTTATCAAGCCTAGCGGAGCGTATACTTAAACTGAGCCTAGCGGAGCGTATTCTATGATTCCAATGTAACCGAGCGAAGCGAGAGACCAGCTGCGCGAACGAAGTGAGGCTGGGCTGGAACGTCATCAGGAGAAATTTTCATTCCAGAGGATGGGTAGCCTTCGATGCATAGTATTACTTACTGCATCGATGGCTACCGGCTACTATTAGTACGCGTAGACATAAAAAAATTTCTTTAAAAAAAATAAATAAAATGGCTAATGGACGTATTGTGCGCAGAACAAACTACGGCGGGTTGGGACGATATTCGCGACCAAGCGGTACCAGTGGAGCTTGGAAAATTGGCACTTATGTTGCTCGCAAATATGGTCCTTCTTTGGCTAGCTCTGCAGCTTCGGCAGCGGGCCGTGCTGCATCAGCAGCAGTAAATGCGGTTAAAAGTGCATTTACTCCTAAGACGCGTGCTCGTTATGGATCTAGGCCATACGTTAAGCGTGCGAAGAATCTCAAGCAAGCAGCGAAGAAGATTCAGAAATTGGAAACTCGTGTCGCTGAAAGCGAGACGACGTTGGACTACCGTTCTCGTGCTGTTACTACCGTTACTAAGGGTAGTAATACACGTAATTATGAAAGTGCACATTATTATGGAGCCAATACGTTGGCAGCTGTAATGGGTGCGTTGCCTGTGTATGACGCAGCCACTAATACGTTTACGGATCGTTCCTTTAGCGTGGCTACGAATTCGAAAACTGTATTGATTCCTAAAATTGAGAATACTTTGGAAATGAAGAATAATTATGATGTACCTATTAAAGTTTGTGTGTATATCATTGTGCCGAAGACGGATACGTCTACTGACCCTGCTGTCACTATGTCGGCAGGGTTAGCTGATGTAGGTATTACAGCAGCTCAGAGCACGTTATGGAAAATAAGAGATGCTCCTAAATTTAACTCAGCTTGGACTATTAAGCGTAGTGTGTGTCGTATCCTGAAACCTGGAGGAACAATGGTAGTGAACAATTCTGTGTATAATGT